TTCCGTCAGGAAAACAGTACTCGACCATCATGCGGACGGCAGGCCCGGGCTCCGGCGCTTTACTATAATGGTCCGCGGCCCACTGTTCAGCGTATGCCTTCACGGTATCGTCGCTCATCGCCACCACCCGAACAGCAGCAGGATCAGCAGCAGGAGCACGACGATACCGAGGCCGCCGATGCCGTAGCCGTAATACGGATAAGTGCCGTAATAGCCGCCGCGCCAACCCCAGCCGCCACCGAATAGCAGTAGGATCAACAGCACCACCAGCAGGATGCCGAGCGGGCTCATCGGCCGTTGCCTTGCTGGGTCGCTGCACCAAGGCCGCCAAGCCCAAGCCCGGCGATGCCGTACTTGCGCAGGATGGCGATCGTTGCGTCGTTAAAGACCACCATGGACCGGTCAGGCATCCTAATGCCAGGCACGCCGGCGTCGCGCAGATTTTGCACCGCGCCGGGATCATTCAACGCCGCCCGATCGGCTGGCGTGAGCGCGCCATAATCAAGGAATTCTGCCGGGTCCGCGTTGATGTTGACCTCGTACATGTGGCCTGGCGCCGTGGCGGTCGCACTTGGACGCCCCGCATAGTCCCGCGCCAACGCCTCATCGGGCGTGAAGTAATGCCCGGCCTCGTCGGGATGCAGGTAGTTTGCGTCGAACCGCTCGAAGTCTGCGGGCGAACCATGAAACGCGCGGATGCCCGGCGCCGTGCTGCCCATCAGCAACCCACTGCCGTACTGCTGCGCGGCATCGACCACGCCCGCCGCCGTCGGACCACCGTCGGCCCACAGCCCACGATCCGCACTGATCTGCTGCTGGCGTGCAATCTCGTCGCTGACCTGCTGGTATAGATTGGCCAGCGCGCTCCCCTGAGACACCTGTGATTGGTCGCCGAGCAAGCCGGCGCTAGGCGGCGTAATGCGGGCCACGTTGTCGGGATCTAGCAAGCCGGCCATCTCACACTTCCATCTCCAGCATGGGCGGCATGACCGGGTTCGGATCGAACAGGCCGCTGTTCTGCTCGCTGGCAACCATCATCCCGTGTTCCGCCAGCGTCAGCATCAACGCATCGGCCGCGTCCGGGCTCGGCAGACCGCGCATGCGCATGGACTGCTTGTCCTCGATCTTCAGCTTGCCATCGGAGGTAAACACATACTTCGGCGCCACCAGGTCGTCCCGCAGCTGCTCATCGCGCGGCAGCCTGACGCGGCGGCTCTGCAGCCATTCGCGGACCCGGTGCCACAGCTCGTCGCGCAGCCGCATAAAGCGTTCCTTGGTGGACGACTGCTCGCCCACGTTAATGCCAAGGATGGGCAGGCCCTGCTCATGCAGCCGGTCGACCACGCCGGCGCCGACACCGATGCTGTCGATTACGATCAGCTTCGGCTTGGCACCTGCCAGATCGTATTCGGCCTTGACCGCGCCGGCGACCGCCATGGTATCGAAGCCGCGCCAGCGCCGCGGCATCTCGGTCACCACGTAGCCCTTGCGCTTGACGAGGCAGGAGGCGTCGTTGCCGAAGCGCGCGCAGTCCAGACCCCAGAGTTCGGGTGCGGTGGCATCCAGCGGCACGTCGCGACCCATCGCGGTATCCACCAGTTCGGCAGCGATAAAGCTGTCATCGTCTGCACTCGGAAACTGCCCGAGCACGCGCACGCGATAGGCGTTGCTGTTCTCGCCGTAGCGGCGCGCCATCTCGTCGATGTAGTCGGGCGTGACCCGCTTGGACGCGGCGCTGGAGACGGTCATGCAGTGCCAGCGGTCGCGCTCCAGCGTATGGACCCGCCAAAAGAACCCGGTATTGCGTGTCGGATTGCCGATCAGCAGCGTGATGGCGCCGGCACTGCTCATGGAGCCTGACGCCGCCTCGTAGACCGCTTCATCGATGCCGGACGCCTCATCGGCTACCAGCAGGATGCTTGAACTGTGCAGGCCGGCCATGGCCTCGGGTTGATCGGCGCGCGACGTCCTCGCCGTGATGAAGCACTCGTTGTTGCTCTTGAGTTTGATGTGATCGGCGGTGATGTCCCAGAGCGTGCGCCACGCCTCGGGGAGTTGGTTGAACCATTTGTGCGTCTCTGGCACGAGCACATCGAACAGTTGTGGTGCGCTGGGTGCGGTGATGGCGCACTTGAACGGCGCATGCGTGTTGGCGAACCAGCAGATGACCCAGGCGGCCAAGCAACTCTTGCCGACACCGTGGCCGCTGCGGATGGCGAGCCTGGTGTGGCCTTTGGCCAGCGCGCGCAGTGCTTCGAGTTGCCACGGATCGGGTTCGGCGTGCAGCACCTCGCGCACGAACGCGATGGGTGCGCGGGCATAGCGGCCGATCGCGACATGGAACGGATTTGGCGAGTTGGCGATCGCCTCGGCCCAGCCGGACGGCATAGCCTCGGTGTCGATCGGCGCGTGCGGCTTAGCTGGTTCGGCGGCGTGGTTGAGTGTGAGGACCATCAGTCGTGATGTCAGGCGCTGCAGTCGCGGTTGACGGCGAACCAGTCAGGGCCTGCCGGCGTGGGCTCCGGCGGCGTCTGCTGGCAATACTGAGCCAACTGGTTCTGCACCGCCTGGAGTGGCGACGGCAGATATGCTTGCCTCTGGGTGGTGTTGTACTGTTGCAGTTGATTCTGTGCCGCCAGGTGCAACAACTGCGAGCGGTAGGGCTCTCTGAGCCACCAATCTGGATCGAGTTGCGCACTACCGTTCATCTGAACTCCTGCCGTCTCAATCCAGCGGAATGATCGCGTTCATGCTCAGCACCCCGACATTCGGTGCGTCGCCGATCGTCCACTGATGCCAGACGCTGCCGTCTGGCAGCACCTCTGCCGCGGCCATCCCGACATTGATCCCAACCGCGACTGTTGCCGGAAACCGCTGCATCCGTGCCGGCCGCACGCCAGCCGGCAGAACGCCCATGCGCGCTCTGGCCTGGGCCGGCAACGGCGCGCCGACCTCGCCGCTCAGTTGCAGGCCATCAGCAACGGTGCGGTAGCGCAGCGTGACCAGCGTATAGCCAGGATCGGCGGGGAAGTCGGTCCATGGGCCAGGAGCGTAACGCGCATCAGCAGTGCGAAGGTTGAGCGCATCGGTCGCCGTGGTCGCGTCGCCCAGCGTGGTGATGCGGTTGTTGAGCATGCTGAGCGGCTGGTAGAATTGCGCGCCGGTGGTGAACACCGCGAGCAGCAGCGCGCCCTGCACGCCGATCGCTAAGGCCGTCCCCGAGCGTCCCATCCCGGTGCCGTCGAGCGCTCCGAATGCCAACGATGGGGCCGTGATCGTGCCTTCAGGCAGCTCCAGCGCACCCAGCATCCGGCCACCGTTGAGCGGCAACACGGGATACCAACCGCGTCCGCCACGACCATAGGTCAGGCCATCGATCGGTGCCTCGGGCATCGCGTCGCCGGGCAGCGCGTAATCGTCGTGGTTCTGGTCGTCGAGGATGTAGCGCACCGTTGCGGGATCGATCCTCATCATCATTCCGCAGGTGTTGGTGCGTCGAGCAAGTTAGCAGGCAGTGACTGCGATTGTTCGCTGTCGATGGTTTGCGGCGCTCCGTTGCGTTGTGCGAGTTCGGCGCTCACAGCGATGGCGGCGAGCAGATGTAGTTGCACGGGAGACGATCCATCGCCAGCGGCTAGTTGCAATGGCACGATCTTGCCAATGAGGCCCATGAAAGCAACGGGGTTTTCCTCGGCCTGGCGCGTGAGGTAATCGACGCCGCCGGCTTTCTGCAGCGCCTTCTCGACCATCTCCTTGATGGATTGCGGCACTTTGGACGGCATTCCGGCTCGTCCACCGCCCATACGGAGATTGGCTAGCGAGGCTGCTTTGACAGGCATCTGGGAAAATCGGGGAACATCAGACTCAAGGCGGGCTTTTTTCTCGTTGCGCGCGAGACATTTGGTTGCGTGCCGCGCCTTTGGCGGTTGTCTTGACGCTGCCTTTCTTGAGGTCGCCGGCTTTCTGCAACGAAGCGACTGCGATGGGCCACGCGCTTTTGGTCGGGACGCCTCTCCCTTTGATGCGACTGACCGCTTTGTCCAATAGACCTGGGATGGCTGCCTCCTGTGTTGGGTTCTCTCCACCCAACGAAGTCACCGCTGATCGCCTACTGGACATGGGCGGTTGATCCTGATGGACCGACGATTGGCCGGGGTCGCTTCTGCCGCATTGCTTCCCCGTTCGGTGGGCTTTGAGCCTTTCCTGGGCTGAGTGTAACGGCACCGAAGATGCTGCGGAGTTTAGTCCCTTGCCACGAGACACGCGACATCGACCGAGACGG